ACGGAGTTTCGAAATGTATCCCGAATTCTCTCTCATATCTCTTATTAATCCTAACAAAGATGAAGATCCAGATGCTTTGCGAGAAGCCATTTGTATCTCCTATGCTATAGTCAAGATGAATTTACGACTCACCCTCGTCTGACCGTTAGGCAGTTTAACTGTAATGTAATACCTGTAAGTGCCTTTTAAAAATTTAGTAGTGTCTAAATCATATTGAATCACGTATGGGTTAGATCTATATGACCCTTGTCTTATCCCCATGCGGCATGGGTCATTCTCAGCTAGCGTTTCGCAAAATTGAGTTTCAATGGTAATAGTAGGCTGCAAAAGCGGCATTATCGGATTTACTAAATTAAAATTGTAATCATATAGCGGTAATGGCATTATGCCGATTTCCATAGTGCGCACTTCGGGACTATGGAATTTTTGGTCTAATGGTTCAAATCCAAATCTGATAGTCTGTAACTTATCATCACAAAACCAATCATCAGAATAAATCCAAAACCTATGGCAGCATTTGATCAGATATGCGTCATAATCAGCGCTATCTATTTCGCAGTTGGTTGGCTCAGATCCCATATTTCCGCAAGGATTGTCGGCAAAATAATACCAAACGTCAAAATAAACATCTGGCGCTACTGAATCGGTAGGAATGTCATATGGTAGGTGATATTTACCGACTATTGGAGTTAGTTCTGTCCCTAAACTAGCTTCGGTATATTCGCGACATATTGGAGATGGATAAGACGCATTGTCAACATCTACCACTGGAATAGTAGCGACCAAATTGTGTGGTAACACTTGTGTCTTATAAATCTCTACATGTCTAATTGCATAAGGATCCGCTGGTATCCCATTTCTCAGAAAATCCACATTCAAATCGACTACTCTACCGCGGCGGGCAGATATTCGAGGAGAAGCATTGATTAGCGCTGGGCATGTCATATAGTTTCTCTCTGATTAATCTATATTTGTATAAGAGGATTACTACTAGTCTAAAATATTTTTATTGCTATTACGGTTTTCTACCGGATCTAGGAATAGATCCAGCTTGCTTCCTCTCTGCTTCTGCCTTTTCTTTTAATTCTTTTTCTAACCTACGTAAAAACCATACGCGATCTTCGGCAACCATGCTAGATTGCTCAAAAATGCTGAGATTACCATGATGCTTTAATTGGAACTGTTGTTCCAACAAATGGTAATATGCTCTGTCATATTCGTCACTGTTTTGACGGGCGAAAAAAGGATTCCGTGATCGGTAACTCCACCGTGAAATCTTGTCCACATTCGGGGCATTCGACCGTCACTGTATTATCGATACCTGGTGTGTGATCTTTCATCCATTCTCTGATAGCAGCGGTGTCTTGTGCATGTAACTTGTCAACTATTTGTCGGATAGAGAATACATCAGTAACGCCCATTACACTCACTATGATCTTATTCATATTCTCGGATACTGATTCATCCAAAGCTTGTGTCTGTTGCTGTTGTCTTCTAGGATCTAACGGCATGCCTTCGCCGGCTCTGGCATTCGTTCTTACCCCACCGCCGGGCTTAGCGAACATCCTCTTTTTTGCTTTTTTCTTTGCCAAGATATCATTGGCATCATATCCTCTTAACAATCTAATTCCCACCCAAAATTCACGACCTATTGCTTTAGACATGTAAGGCAAAACGACTTTAAACGGTTCTGTGCCCAACTCTGACTTAGCCCACTTGATCGTGTTGGATAATTCATTTAAGTCGTAGCTATGTGTCGTAACAGCATTGCATGTTGTGTTAGGGCAAGTGATTGCGAACTCATACATATTGCCGTGTGTAATACCACGAATATAATAGAGAAGAAAGACTCGATCGCCTAACAATAAATCAACAGGATCGAACCCATCTGGGAATCTTACACATTCTCTGAACAGATAATCAATCGATTGACCAGATTGAGCTAAGCGTTGCGTCGCTAACACTTTTTCAGCGGTTTGACCCATTGCGCGCACTCGAACCATACCGTCTGGCCAGTTATAATAAATGCCTTTGCTAGGTAAATGACACTCTTCCCAAGGTATTAATTTATCATCGCCTAATGTCAACAGCCTTGCAACGAGTTCTTCGTTAGTAGTGCTAGGTCCTACAAGACTGGATAAGTCATTTACAGAAGTATCCATTCTATTAATCTGCGTTGCATCCGTTTTCTCAGCTGCGTGGTTTGCGCCAACAGAAGCTCCAGTGTTCAAATCGATTTCTTCTTGATTATTATTATTCGTTTTTGACATTAGTCTGCATCTCTCTCTATGTGACTATCTTACCTCATATATCTACGCATCATAAAAGTACAGAACACATAGTTGATTTGGATGCAGAGTCATCTCAAGACATCTTGCCTAGGGTTACCATTATCATCGTATATCACTTCTTCAGCCCAGTCATAAGTCAGAGTAATTTCACACATTTTAATGCTGCTCTCTGTGTATGTCAATTCCCCGCTTCTTATGGTCGATGGCCAGCTACCAATCAAATTCCACCCGAACTTTGCTTCGCCACTAGGCAGATACACATTCAAAATAGTATCATCTTTATAATACCGCGCTGGTTTTAATCCTGTATTTGGACTCCAGATATTAGAACGCCACGTAATCAATGTCTCGATTAAACCGTAAGTATCATAAAAACTGACCTTTATATCTTCCCATGTCACACTCTTAGCCCATTTATATTCTACGCTAGATGCTGTGTATTTTTCTATATTAGCTGTAAATGTCGGGGTGGAGGCAGATTGTAAGTGAATTAAACTAGGCCTAAAGTTTGATTTATATCCTGTAAATTTATCAATTTCCCAAGTGTATACATAGTAATAATCTGCATTAGAAGGTGCTGTGTCGTGCCCAGCCGAAGATTGCCCTAAATCTCTTACTTGAAATCCTGGCATTATGCCCCCCTTTTAATCTTATACACTCGGGAGTATTGCACCTAATGAAGGAGCCGGTGGGCGCACCAGTGGGGGTACAGAGGCCGGCGGAGGGCGCTCTGTAGAAGGAGGACTATTAGCTGATGGCTTTGGTATGTCGCCATAAACCGCCAAATCATTATTGCCGGATTCCTTTGCTTTATTATAGCAGATGGTAACTGTGATTTCTGTTAACGCAGACTCTGCATACGCCAAATCCGAAGGCGTTATTTTAGAAGGCCAACAGTCATATAGAAAATATTCATAAGCCACTGACCCAGAGCCATCTAGTAATTGCAATACTGCATCCTTATAATAATCTCTAACATTGCCATGCAGAGATATCGTTATATCGATCATTGTAGATGCCCACCAATCATAAATCAATTGCGCAGTATCATTATTTTGAAACCACTCACTAGAATCTCCCTTATAAATTTCATAAAACGAAATGTCGAAAGGCATCCAACGCTGTTTGCCAGGACGGTAAATTTCATCTTGTCCGTGGTGTATCTTTATCAAATCGACTTCGATAGTAGGACGTCCAGATTTGTGTCCATACATTAATATACCTGAGCTAGAATCACCAAACGGCGGGAACGTCTCGAATTTATATCTGTGTTTTCTACCGACTTCCACTTTGTGTGTCGGCCCATAATACCCTGGTGGAAGCTCATTTGGCCTCCACCCCAATTCACGAGCATCATCGCAGGTAACCTGATTAATAGTTATATCAAATCCTGGCATTTGTGATCACCCATAAAATGATGTGGGACACAGTTATATTTAACTGTGTCCCCCTCTTTCATTTAATTCTAATAGTAAAACTTACGTCAAGTACCTTGTGGGCAAGAAGGCACAATAGGCGCTGGAACAGCAGCACCGATACATGCTCTGACAGCTCTGTCGTATCTCATAGTAGCTTCGATTGTGAGCAATTCACTTTCAGAATAACTCAATTCATTCCATTTTACAGACGATGGCCAAGTGCCATACATAGCCCAACGTTCACTTGCTTGTCCAGTTCCATCGATCATCTCTAGCACAGCTTCCCTTTTATAAAAGCGAGGGTGGGCTACCGAGAGGCTATTCAAATTGACCACCGTCTCCAACCAATGGTAACAACCACGGGAAATATCCGGTGATTGTTCCGAGTCATACCACTTCATGGTGACCGGTTCCCATTCTTGCTTACCAGCAAGATAGACCTTTTCTTGGTTGTGGTGCATTTCCATTTCTTCCATCTTGAAAGATGGGCGAGAAACGCTTTGCAAAAGCAGAAGCTCAGCGGGTGACCAAGCGCCCGCTCCTCTGCCCAATGTTTGGAATACCCATCTGTGCTTCCTTCTAATTTCTAAAGTATTAGAAGGACCACTACCACTATAACCGCCACCTAAAGGTGCTACATTAAATCCTGGCATTTCTTTTTCTCCTCGTGTTAGACCACTGATCAAACAGAAGTAGCGGCTGTGACAACACCACCAGCAGCTAACACTTCTTCAGCCGAAAAACTAGCGCCAGTTCGCAACACCACTAAATTCAATGCAATGAATTCCACAGCGCGAGTTGGCTTCAAGAATACTGACACCCACAATTCGTTTCTATCAACGCGTTCAGGAGTATTGTTAGTACCATCGGCAACAATATTATAGGCCACCAAACCACGCCTTGACTGAATATCAGACAAGAATGGACTAATGGTGGAAGTCACTTGCCGCCACAATGCTTTGTCGTTAGGCTCGAAAATGAAAGTCCTTAGCAGTCTTACCAAGTTCTTTTTAATATACAGCATTAACATCCGCACATTGACTCTATCAAGAGCCGATGAATTCCTCTGAAGGGTTCTCTGGCCCCAAATTGTGATGCCATCTTGTGGGAACTTAACTATCGGATTAACAGCATTGCCGGATCCGTACAACAGATCACGCTCGCCTTGTGTAGCCGAATATTCGACATCTAACGCAGTCAGCACTCTACCACGGCGCAAACCAGCCGGTGCAAACCACTGTTCAGCTTCTCTAGCAGTTCTAGAATAGACCGCAGCAACGTGACCCGAAGGTGGCACCCAAATTTCGTTAGAGCTGAATTGATCGAACACTCGCAGCCAACCCCAGTACAATGCGCCATAGCTAGAGTTAATGGCTGCACGTAAGTCAGACAACAACATGCCATTGTGCCAATCCACTACCTGCTGAGGACGCAACCCGAAAGGCGGATCGACGAGGTAAAGAACATCACCACGGCTTTCACAAACCTGAAGGGCAGTACCGATCACAGCACCAGTCGAAAAGCCGGGAGTGATCAACAAATTGATGTCGTAAGATTCTGGGTTTTGGAAAGCATAAATGCCGGTGTTAGCAGCTGGATTGCCAATAACCACTGCATCTAATTCACTCGAATAAGCCGGATCAAGTGGAATACCGTTTGCTTGACCTGCAAATAACTTGCCCGTTAACTGAGAAGGAGTGCGCACCTCAAAAGTCGTCGAATTAGCATCGTTATTCAAGTAAGCCGGTCGTTCTTCCCAGTTAATATGCGGACTGCCTAGTGAACCACCGTATCTTGTACCGGGATTAATAACATTAGCAATATACCGATCGGATCTTTTATCAAATGACACATCTTCAATGGATTCAACAACTATGTTAGACGCATCTTTGACCGCCAAACGGTACCGTCCAGCAGCATCACCAACAGCTTCCGTAAAGATGCTTAAAGCAACTGTATAACCATCGATCCAAGTACCAGCACTCGGAGCTACTAACCAGCCCACTATGTTTTGAAAATAAGCTGAGTCTGCAGCACACGCTGCGCTAGCGAGATTCAATTCACATTCGTAAGGTACCGTTGGATCTGACTCACCGGGAGTAGGCAGAGACAGTCTGTTATCCGAAAATCCTCTGTACGCCCTTTTATGGGGGTAGAGAATATTTAACACTTCAGCAAAGCGTAACGTCTTGATATTAGAGTAATTAGCTAACATTTGTAAAGTATCAAACTGATGTGCAGTTGACACTACAATCGCTACGTGAGTCGTACCACCGGGAACTGTTAATTCAAATGCTTCCCACAATGTGTCACCAGAGACCACACCTGCAACATCCACTGAAGCCGCTACAGAAGCTGCGGTTTGATCAAGCCCAACTGGTACATTGAATTCTACACTATTAGTAGAATTAGTGCCGATCAGGTTGATCTTTACTCTATTGTTCTGTACAGTTATGTCGTAAGGACCAGCGTCTAAACCGAGCAGGAAAGATCTTGGGATATCCCAAGCGTACTGCTGATTACCGAGTTCTAACGCCCAAGCAGCGGTGGTTAGAATTTGGATACGTTCTCCGGCGACGGTAGTTCTTAATTGTGGTATGGTAGTTTCGCCATCATCCAAAGTATATTCGACCATTAAATAATCTTCGCCGCCGGAGAGGAGCGCATTGAAAGCACTTACTAAACTAGTAACATTATCATAAGTAGCAACTGGCATGGTGTAAGACGCAGCAACACTTCCCTCAACAGAAATAGAAAATACTCTGTTGTTAGGCTGTACTTTGAATGTAAATGTGTCGTTTACATCTAACTCACCGCTTGTAACCGTCACTCTGACTGACAAACCGTTACCAATCGAAATGTAGTTGGAGATGCCGTCTCCATTATCGTCTACCAAATACCCGTTTGCAACTATGTCACCATCACTGTTCTTGACGATCTGATACCCAGCGCCGCCGACAGAAGATGATTCGGATACTGATGGCGCTGAAGTAACCACCATTACATAAGTATCGTCTACATCTCCATCGTATGATCCGATGGTGGACAATGCAGCAATGGTAGTACCATTAGTGGTGGAATTATCAGCATCATTATAAGTGATGTCGTATACTAAAGAATTGTGAAATACCACTGGAGCATCA